CAAATGTTTTCATTAAATCCATCATATTGTCTGCACCTTTTTTTCTGCTTGGGCTGCTATTAGGTAATAATTCTATACTATCTTCTTTTTTTGTTACTTTAAATCCGCCTATACCTCTATTAGCTGCAGCTGTCATAACAAATTCGCCATCGCTTAACATAGCTGGTATATCATCTGAAGTGCCAGTACCAGGGCCAATTGATTCGCCACCATTACGCATATCTAATACTTCGCCACCATTTGCAAACCCAACATCAAAACCAGCTAGTCCCATATTAGAACTTTTAGCTAAATCTGGTCGTAGAGTATCTCTTATATCTTTTATACCGAATCTTTCTTTTTCTGCTGCTTTTTGAGTTGCTAATCCATACAAAGAAGCTAAACCAGCAGATACGGGATTTATACCTCTAAGAGTTCCATCTGGACCAAATATATCTTCTAAACCTGATGCTCCTCCTAATCCAAACAAATCGCCTATTTTTTTTATAAATTCTGGTGTTTTATCTTTACCAAAAATACTTGGCAATCCTACATTTGGTTTAAAAATAGGCATTACTGGACCTGTAGTAAAATCAAAAGTTTGACCAGCAGGAAAGGTAGGTGGTAAAACTGGTGTAGCAGCTTGTTCAGCGGCTCTATCAGCTAGTTTCTTTTTTTCTAAAGAACTATCAATAGCCGTATAGGCTCTAGCTAGTGGTTGTAGTGGAGTGCCAGGTATAACAGAAACTACTTTAGCTACTGGATCCAGAACTTTTTTTATAGATTTACCTATCTTTTTGAAAAAACCAAATTCAGGTAAATTAGTAATAGGATTTATACTCATGCCCGAACCTACAGTATATTCATTAGGATCTAGGCCAACTGCTTTCATTTCAGCATTTAATCTATTTCTAGTATCTTCAGAGATACCTAAAGGCGGCACTATCATTTCGCCTTTGGCAACGTGAGCTAAATAATTATCTTCGCCTCTGCCAAGAGCTGCTAAACCTGTCATGTCTGGATTTATCATGATTTTTATTTTACATTTATTTATTGATTCTTCATATAGTTTCTATTACTTTTTGTTGCTTCTTCACAAACCAACCAAAAGACTAACAAATACCTGTCACCAGCTTCGACTGGCAAACCTCTATGCATATGCGTAAAACTAGGAAATATCAAAGCATTTCCACTAGGCAGAGGTTCTATAATACCTCTGTTAAAAAATTCTGTCCCACCACCAATATACTCTCCTGTATTTAAAGGTACAACAACAGATATATCGGCACTTGCGTCATGATGCCAAGCACCTTTTACTTTTTCTTTTATATTATAGTTGGCTATCTGAATATTGCCAGCAGTAACATGACGATTCCAAATATTTATAAAAATAGGATTTAGTATGGTATCAACTATATGCAATAAAGAATTGTTTAGTTGTTGGCTATATTCACTAATAATAATTTCAGGTATTTGTCTAAGTTCGTCTTCTGAATCGTTAGGTTTAAATGAGCCAAATTCTTGCATACTTTTTAGTTCATTTAATAATAATTCACAAAAAGTTTTTGAAAATAAAGGTACGGTATATACCTCTTTCAACGGCTCTTGAATTATAGTTTTTTTTGATAGAGCCATATTTTCTTTGCCTTCGTTTTTGTAGAAATTTGATATATTTGGCAAAGTTTTTTTTACAAATTTTAAAGTTTTATCTTCGACAAACCAATCAGCTGGGTATGCCAAAAGCAAATTTTTTAATTCATAATTATTATCGGCAGCTTCCATTAAATATTTATAGTAATGTCGCCATTTGTTTTGACACTTAATAATCCTACTGCACCATCTATACTAAAACCTTTAGGTGCAGATGGCGTATGTAAATTTAAAAAACTATTGCCGAGATAAACTTGTAAAACTCCTATTGAGGTATTCCATACAATATCCCCTTCGTTAAAATTTAACGTGCTTAAATCTTGATCGTTGAAATGAGGTGTAGCATCTACATTTATAGCACCTAAATTAAGTTCTAAAATCCTAACTAATTTATTATAAGTAAGAGCAGTTACTGTATCAGTAGCAATTGGTAATCTAGTCTCAAGTAGCTTTGCCATATTGTTTTCTTATTGCGTCTTTACCAACTGAAAATACACTAGCTATTCTATTTTTACCCATAACTTTTGCTCTTTGTTCTGCAACTGTTAGTATTTGTATTTTTCTAGCAAACGATTTATTTTTTAAATTTTTAACTTTAGATACCGTATTTTTTGCATCTTTTAAGGTGGCAAATTTTATGCCAACCGTATCTTTAGGATTTTCATCTGTATATAATCTTCTACCTGTACCTTTAGGTTTCTTACCTGTACCTTTCTTTGGATCTGCCATTATCTTTTTCCGTCTGCTTTAATATCTAATCGGGTAGAACCCAATCGCCAACCAACTCCTACGTTGCCAGAGTTAGAATCATTTGATGCTATTCTTAATACCGCTTGCCTTCCTCTAGCTCTTATATGAGATTGTTTTGTAGATGGCGTAACATTTGAAGTTGCTGCTGTAGTCAAAGAATCGCCAGGAAAATTTCTTGTTTTTGTAATTAAATTAACATTTGAAGCAGTATCAGTATCTAAAAATTTTATGTCAGGTATTATTCTTCTGACAAAAGAATATTGTTCGCCATCTCCAATATCAAAATCTGCTGACTCTATAAAAACATTTGTCATTTCAGAACCATCATCATCAAATCCTATTTCATGTTGAAAAACATAATTACTACTAGCTGCTTGAGGATAAGGTTGCACGCCAGAATCTAACCAAGCTGTTCTATTTAGTTGACCATAATACCAAACATTATCTCCATAATTATAAATAACATATCTGTCTATATCAGTAGAACTAGCGGATGGGTAAAACCAACCTACCTCTGAGTGTTTTTTATTAGTAAAAGCAAATATTTTAAAAGCTTGATCACTATTTAAATCAGAAAAAACATAATCTAATACGGAACAGGGTAATTCTTTTACCGAACCATCATATATATAAAATGCGTCATAACTCATAAAATATGTACCTGTCGGAGCATTTATGGCTGCATTAGGACCGATTAATCCTGTGGATTGATCTATAAGATTGACTGCAAAAGTAAAAGGCGAACCAACAAATTGCATACTGTAAACAGAAGTGTCTGTAAAAATTACAATTTCCTGTCTTGATTTGACCCCACCTATAATTTGTGAGCCTGAAGATAATCTTACTGATCCTGCGGTATTAGTAATTTTAGGTTCAAAATTTAATTCATCTTCCTGCGAACTAAAAGCTACTAACATAGGATCGACAACTCCAGTTCTAGCAGAACCAGATATAGGATCAGCTCCTAATATTATTAAATGTCTATCGGTTTCGGAAGTAATTGCTTGTAAGCCAACAGTAGGCACTAAATTTGCACCAGTTATTTGTGAAAGTTCTACAGCTCTAGTGGTGGTGCCACCAGATTCTAACCATCTAAAAATACCACCACCTCTTACATTTAGTATTAAATTTTCCCCAAAATTATCTTGTGACCATATTCTTAATTGATTGCTTGCAGCTAAACTAGAAGTAGAACCCCAAGTTCCGTCTGACCAAGCTCCAGCACCCCAACCTGTACCTTGTACAAAAACATTCAAACCTGTAGTAATTTGATACAAGCCATCTACTCCTGAACCACCATTACCAGAATCGCTACTATTGGCAGTAACAGTAGCACCAGAAGTATCTTTAGCCGTGAAGGTATAAGTGTTAACGCCAGTCACACTTGTAATTTGATACTCTTGGTTCAAAACAGCAGCTGTTATATTGCCACCTAAACTTGTAGCACCTGAAATTGTTACAAAATCATTCAGAGCAGCACCATGAGATGAATCTGTAGCAGTTATAGTAGAAGAGCCATTAGTTGCCGAAAAAGTTATTGAATTAGTGCTAGTCTTTCTAATGGGTGTTACATCTGCAAATTCGTTACCTTCTAAAATATAAAATTTTAAATTAGTACCATTACCTAAATATTTTGTACCTTCTAATGAAATCCAATTTTTTAAGGATCTTGATACACCTAAAAAAGTGTTATTAACTATTTTTTGCCAACCACCAAATTTTTCTGGCCTACCTTTTCTAAATCTAACTAAATTACAATCAAACCAACCAAGCTCATTATCGTAAGCTGTACCCTCTCTATTTATACCAGGAGTAAATGTAATTTTTTGTAAAGCCATTTTTTTATTTTACCTACAATTTTGTATGTGACAATTCTTCTAAAACAATATTTAGACTTGTTTGTGAATCATTTTTTGCAAAATCTTCATCAGAACAAGTATATTTAGTTGGTGCATCTTTAAACGCAATAAATATAATTGAATTATACGGCAAACAGTACAAAGCAAAAATATCTATATCAAACTGTCCTTCTGCACCATACTTTTGTAATTTTACATCTTTTGACTTTCTTTTTCTGCGTAAATCAAATGTCCACCCTATTCTATAATCTCCGTCTTTGTGAGGGTATTTTCTTTCTTTAGAAGAAGTTTTAACTTGAACTTTGTACAAATTTCTTTGGTATTCAAAAATTATATCTGCATAACTATTATGTGGTACTAAAGAAACGGTATCAGAAACTAAAGCTAATTGACTGGCAACGGCAAACTCTCCTGATCTGCCAATTCTGTCTATGGAGGTAATCATTAGATCTGATAAGTATCATTACGCATCATATTTGAAAGAGTTACTGATCTTTGTCCTACTTGTTTAGACCATTTGCTAAGTAACATTTCATCTGCTGCTTTCTCATAATTTTTATTTTCTAGAGCCGATAATGTATTAATAAATTTGAACAGTCTATTACCTAAATTAAAATACATATCTATTAAAACTATTTGTCTGTTTTCAGATAAATCTTTAAAAAAAGTTAATTTATTAGATAGTATTTTTTTACATTTTTCTACATCATTACAAAGTAAAATTTCAGCTTCATCTTTTGTTATACCTCCACCCAAAGATTGATCTACTAATCTGCCGTAGCCGATTGTATAATAACCTTCCGAACATTTATAAACAGAACTTCTGAAACCCTCATGTAATTTCAATAAGTCTAATATTTTTTGATTGGACATTTTAAAAAATTATGCCGTTAAGAAAAAAACCTATGATACCTAATAAAGATACCACTAGAAAAACTAAAACTGATCTAGCAGAGTTATTCAAAGATTTTAACTCGCCTTCAATTAAATCTAACCTACGGTAGTTTTCTTTCCACCTTTGCTCGCAAGCTGCTTCGTGAGAACTTAACCTTTTATCTACTTCGGTAACAGTTGCTTTGGTGGCCATTTTTATTCTTTAAACCAATTTTGTAGATTTAACTTAATCTCTTCGTATTTTGTAGGTGCTACTTTTTTTAGTACAATAATACCAACAATTGCGATACCTAATACAATAATTAAAGTTTCCATACTTACCTCACTATTTTATTTGAATTAAAGGATTGCTAGAATTATCTTGTTTATCTTCAATTTTATTTACTTGTTTAGATAAAATAGTTAATTCATTCCTTAAAGTTTTTATTTCACCCCTCAAAATTATAATTTCTTGTTGTAATAAATTATCAGTATTATCAAGTGCTTTTAACTGACCAGTATATGAAACTCCAGATTTTTTCTCTACAGCTTCTAATCTAGTAACGTAACCAGCACCAGCATAACCAAAACCAGCTATTGTGCTTACTAAAGCAGCTAATCCTATTATTTGACCTAATTTACCTTTAACCCATTCCATTATAATTTTGGTTGTAATCTTACTATTTTATCAAGTTTTTGGTAGTTTACATCAAATAATTTGTTAAAAGCTTCATTATTATCAGATATATTAATTTTGTCGTATATAACTTTTGTTTGATACCAATCTTTTTTTAATGGTATATAAGTATTTAAATAATTATTGAAGCCAGGCACATAATTAATAAAAGCAATTATATTTTCTTCATTACCGTATTCTTTATTATCATTTCTAGCCTCTATTTGATTTTTTGCTTGGTCTTCTAAATTTTGAGCAATTATATTATCAGCCACGTTATCTGCTTCTGATTGATCTATTTGCTCAAGATTACTTAAATTACTCTCATCTTTATTAGTATTTATATTTAAATCAACCGTAGTCGTCACAACTGCTTCTGAGCCTGTTTCTGTAATACTTTGCATACTATTATTACTTGCATCTATGTTAATACTATCAAAACTAAGACTTGCGTTTATATTAGTTTGTCCAGAGCCACTAACACCAATTGAATGCACATCATTACCAGATGTAGTGCCACTAACACTATTAGCTGCGGCACTTACCGTTTGTGCTACTACGTCAAGTTGAGTTTGGGTAATACCTGATTTTTCATCAATTTTACCTATCGTCACAGCCTCTACTTCTATTTCTATAACTTCTTCTATTTCAAGTTCTTCTAATTCAACTACTCTTTCCTCAAGTTCTTCTTCATATTGTGGTTCAAAATATTCTTCTATTATTTCTTCTATTTCCTCTATAGCAATATCTTCTTCAATAAATTCTTCAGGAAAAAACTCTTCTTCTAATCGCATAGTTAATTCAAAGGGTTGCTCAAAGGGTGTTATAGCTATTAGTTCAATTGGTAATTCATGTATATCTGGTAGCGTATCTAAATATATTTCTTCTTGGCGAAAAGGATCTTCTATTAATACAGGTTCAAAATACGACTCTTCAACACGCACTGGTTCAAAAAATATTTCTTCTTCGTAAAAGAAAACTTCTGGTTCTTCTATAAAAGTACCCATAGCCATAAGATTTTGTTCATTAACAAAGCCATAATCAAACTCTTCTTCCATAACAAAGTAACCTACATCTTGTTCAAATCTATACCCAGGACAAAAAGGTGCATATTGCGAATCAAGTTCACATTGTTGATCGTCAAAAGCCTCCCAATACCCAGGACAAGTAACATCATTTAAAGGATTAGAACAATCAATACTGTTACCCGATCCAGTCCCATAAAGAGAACCGCCATTTTCTAAAGAGTTGTTAACAATAGAATTATTCCAATCAACAGAAACACAATTACCAGAGTTGGTGGTGCCTGTGCTACATTCATCATAAAATAAATATTGATAATAGTTATTTGCATCTTTTTGTTCGCCTATCAAAACATCATGTCGAATAATATCAAGCTCTCCATATCTAAAATCAAAAGTAGAATTTGACCATAAGACAACTTCAAAACTATTATCACTACCGCTACGATTATACTCACGCAAGTTATACCAACCAAAAACAGCTTTATCAGAAAAATTTTTAGCTAACATTTTAGAATCATTATCTCTGATTAAATCAGTCCAAAATGGAAACAAAGTATAGTTGTATTGAGGTAAAGGATCTGGTGTGTAATCTCCACAATAATTATTATAATTAATGTTGCCTGTTCCTAAACCAAAATGCAGACAGCCGTTTGTAGCCATACGAGCAGAAGAAAAACTGTTATCGTAAAAATTAAAAGTAAAATCTAAATCAAAAGCACCAGACAATTGATCGTCACCAGCATTTAAATTAGTGACATCATTTTGTGTTGTAAGATCAAATAACGGTTGATTGTTTTCATAAATATAATTAGCAAAAGAAAAATTACTAATAAAAAAACTAAGAATTATTAAATTCTTTTTCACAAGTACGCCTACTTTTCTTTATGCCTTTAACCGTTTTAGTTCTGCTACAGCTGGCTAAATATTTTGCTTTGCGTTCCAAGTAATCAGGTCGATCAATTTTATTGTCTATCCAGGCAACAGAGGCTTCTTCACCTATTCTGCCCATATAAGGACAAGGTGTGCCAGCCATTTCCATAGCTTTAAAAACTCTAGAGTCTTGACAAAGAATAGCTACCGAAGCGACTTTCATGCCAGTATCATATAAATATTTAGATAATTTTAATCTTTCACAATTTTCATCTCTAACAGCCTTACCACCAGACAGTCCAAAAAGTTGGCCTTGGAAAGCACCTGACACTCCTGTAGTACATAAATCTTGCGAGTAAGACATGATACTAGGTGCAATAGCAGAAGCAGGTGGAGAGTTAATATCTTGTTCTATTTTTTGTGTAGAAGTAGAGGTATTGTTATTAGTATTTACCGCAGTATTGTTATTTGTATTTACGTTTTGATTATTAGTGCTAACTGAACTTGTACTGGTGCTAGTGTTATTATTAGTTGAATTATTAGTATTAGTGTTTGTATTGGTGTTTGTTACAGTTTGAGAAGCAGTAGAATTTACAGTGCTGGTGCTAGTATTAATATTGGTATTTGCGTTAGTGTTAGTATTAGAATTTGTAGAAACATTTGTATTTGTATTGTTGTTGGTATTAGTATTTATATTAGTGTTGTTATTAGTATTGTTATTAGTATTTGTGTTTGTTGTGTTGGTAGTGTTTACAGTATTCAAACTATTACCTTCACAATATTGAGATCCCATAGTGCAATCGCCTGTTTGGGCAGCTGATAAAAATAAAGGCATCAACAAAAAAATGCTATATAAAGTTAATTTTTTCATTAACTTAGTATATGGTTTTTTTTATTTTTTGACAGTTTTTTTCTTAAATTTATCTGTATTGACTGGTTTTTTTTCTATTTTTTGAGAAGGCATATCCCAACAGTTTAAGTTAGAAGCTATGGTGCGTCTTTCACCTTCGCCTTTAAATGGATAAACCATATGTTGTAACCAAGAAGGGAAAACTAATAATTTTCCTACTTCTGGTTTTATAACGAAAGATTGTGGGGGTCTTAATCTTTCCGTATTCATTAATTCATTACGCCCATATTGAAAAGCAATATAGCCATCACAGTTGCCTGACG